GGCGAGTACAGTTATCGTGATGTAGTCAAGGAGAACGGTATTCCAGCGATTGTCCCGAAAGAATTATTTGAACGGGTACAGGAACGGCTGGCGAAGAACAAAAAGGCTCCCGCTCGTCACAAAGCCGAGGACGATTACCTTTTGACAACGAAGCTGTACTGTGGGAAATGCGGCTCCTTTATGGTGGGAGAAAGCGGCACAAGCCATACAATGAAAGTACACCGTTATTATCGTTGTGTAAATACCAAGAAAAAGAAGCTCTGCGACAAGAAAGCGGTCAAGAAAGACTGGATTGAAGATTTAGTTGTCAACTATACCATGAAAGCCATTATGAATGATGAAGTTATGGAGCGGCTGATTGATACGCTGATGGAGTTGCAGAAGAAAGAAAGCACCGACCTGCCCCTTTTGAAAAAGCAGCTTGCAGAAACGGAAAAAGGTATTAACAATATGCTCAACGCCATTCAAGCAGGGATTTTTACCCCGTCTACCAAGCAAAGACTAGACGAGTTGGAGGAAACAAAAAGCCAACTTGAAGTCAGCATTTTGCAGGAGGAAATGCACAAGCCTTTACTTACAAGAGAACAAATAGCATTTTTCATTTACCGTTTCCGCAAATTTGATGTGACAAAGCGGGAACAGCGGCAAAGACTGATTGACAGTTTTGTAAATGCGGTGTATCTTTATGAGGACAAGATAATCCTTACTTTCAACTATAAGGACGGTTCTAAGACCATCACACTGGCGGAGGTTGAGGGTTCGGATTTATCCGTACTCGGTGCACCATAACTGGACCGGTAATTGATACAATGTGTCGATTACCGGTCCGTTTCATTTTATCCCGAAAAACCTTTTGAATAGGCCGTTTCTGCAAAACAGCGGGTGCATTTGAGGCTCTGCCGGAGGGTGAAAATGGGCCGCTTTTCTCCTTGACGGACCTACCTTTGCGGTATCTGCCGGAGGCCCGTATCCTATCGTTTCAAAAAATGACTACCGTTTCATACAAAGGAAGCCCGTGATGAGGACCGCTTGATCCCCGTCACGGCTTTTTTGCGTTCTGCCGTCATAGAGTTTCTTCAACCTTGGCCCCGTTCTTGAAACGGAACACCAGCCGACTGTCCTCGTAGACCGTTACCCGGTCGATCAGGTTGAGCCAGAAGCGGTCTGTGTACTCCAGTGGCAGCGAGGTGTCGATGGCCTTTATCTCAAACATGAAGCATTCCAGCACATCGGCCTGAAAGCTCCGTGTAATTCTCAATTTCTGCAGTTCATCCAGCCGATCCTGCGCCGCATGGTAACGCTCGACCAGTGCATCGTATTTCCTGTTGTATTCGTCCTGCGGAATGGCAGTGGTGGCGTTTTCGGCAATCAGCTTTTTCGTGAGGCCGGAAACAATCTCAATCTCATCATTGAGCGTGGCGCACTCTGCATCAATGGTGTCTGTGTTCAGGTATTCATCATGGATCATCCGGCAGGTCTCAAGCAGTACCTCCCGGTCCTCGGTAAGGTCGGCAACGGCCCGGAGGAACAGCCGCTTGATGCCCTCCTCGTACAGATGCGGTGTGCCGCAGCGGTATTCGCCTTTGAATTTGCCGTTGCACTGCCAGATCACCCGGCGGTACTTGTCCGTGCTGTGTCAGACCTTGCTGCCGTAGAATTCGCCGCAATCGCCGCAGACGATCTTTGCCGAGAACGGGCTGAGGCTGTTGTGGTGCTTGCCCTTGGCCTTCCGGACCGCCATTTCATTCTGCACCTTCTGCCATTCCTCCGGATCGATAATGGCCGGATGGCTCTGGTCCACAATGTATTGCGGCACCTCGCCCTCGTTGACCTTCATCTTTTTGGAAAGGAAATCCACGGTGAATTTCTTCTGCAGGACCGCCGAGCCCTTGTATTTTTCGTTCGTCAGGATGCTCTCTATGGTGCTGGTCTGCCATTTTTCCTTGCCGCGAGGCGTGGGGATGCCCTTGGATGTAAGGTGTGTGGCGATCCAGTTCACCGTTTTGCCCTGAACGAACAGTTTGTAGATTTCCCGTACAATCTCCGCCTCCTCCGTCACAATCTCCGGCAAGCCGTCAGGCCCTTTGCGGTAGCCGAGGAAGGATTTATACGGCAACGACACCTTTCCGTCTGCAAAGCGTTTTCGCTGGCCCCATGTGACATTTTCGGAAATGGAGCGGCTCTCCTCTTGGGCAAGGCTCGACATGATGGTGATCAGCAGTTCGCCCTTGCTATCGAAGGTGTAAATGCCCTCTTTCTCGAAATAGACCTCAGTGCCGTGTTCCTTCAGCTTGCGAACGGCGGTAAGGCTGTCCACAGTGTTTCGGGCAAAGCGGCTGACGGATTTCGTGACGATCAGGTCGATCTTTCCGGCCAGCGCATCCGCAATCATGCGGTTGAAGCCGTCTCTGTGCCGGGTGTTTGTTGCGGAGATTCCTTCGTCCGTGTACACATCCACGAACTCCCAATCCGGATTTGAGCGGATGTACTTGGTGTAATAATCCACCTGCGCCTCGTAGGAGGTGAGCTGCTCTTCGCTGTCGGTGGAAACACGAGCATACCCAGCCACCTTTCGTCTGCTCTGGGCATTGAGCGGCATTTTGGAATGGAGCGTCTTTGAAGCCGGTATTACAGTGATGTTAGCCATTGCGCTTGTTCCTTTCTATCGCTTTTTGCCTTGCGGCCTCTTTCATCTCCGGAGTCCAGCTTTTGGCCCGTGAGCGGTCATGCCATCGTTTAACGGCTTTTCTACCGTCTTTGAAGCGGAATACCAGCGTGTTCCCGTCCTCGGCTATGATTTCCGTTAAATCGCCAATATCCAAATCTGCGGTCATGGCCGTCAGCGTAGGCTCCGGTATCTGCTTGGAGGGACAGGCGGCACGGCCCTGATAATTGTAGGTGCTGCAAATCCACACCGGACCGGTGGCAGTAATTTTTCGCCGGTAGTGCTTGCCGCAGTGAGCGCACGTGATCAGGCTGGAGAATGGGTATCTGCCGGTAAAGAACTTCCCGACAGGAGCGTATTTCTTGGCCCTCTTTGCAATTTCGGCCTGTACCGCTTGATAATCCTCCAAGCTGATAATGGTCTCGTGCGTACCCTCTGCGTGGTACATCGGCAGCTGGCCCTCGTTGACCACGGTCTTTTTCGTCAGGTGGTTTTCCCGGAAAGTCTTCTGAAGAAGCAGGTTTCCGGAGTAGGCGTAATTGTGCAGGATGCGTGAAACGCCTCCCTTGCTCCATGCGTTTTCGTACCGGGTCCTCACGCCGTCTGCATTTAGGTCGTTTGCGATAGAAACGATGCCTTTGCCGGAAAGGTACTCCCGGAAAATGCGCCGGACCGTTTCGGCCTCATCCGGCTCGATGACGTAGACGCCGTTTCGGTAGCGGTAACCGAGGAGCGTTCCATTCCAAGGCTTGCCTTCCTCGAAATTCTTCCGCACACGCCATTTCTGGTTTTCGCTGGCCGACAGACTTTCCTCCTGTGCGTAGGACGCAAGGATCGAAAGCATCAATTCCCCGTCAGCGGAAAGGGTGTGGATGCTTTGCTCCTCAAAGAAGACATCAATGCCGAGGGCTTTCAGATCTCGGACCGTCTCCAGCAAAGTAACCGTATTCCGGGCAAAGCGGAATATGGATTTGGTGATGACCATATCGACCTCCCCGGCCTTGCAATCGGATACGAGCTTGACGAAGCCCTCTCTGGTATCCTTGGTGCCGGTCTTGGCCTCGTCCGCATACACACCGATATACTGCCAGCCGGGATGATTCTGGATCAGGCCGCTGTAATAGCTGACTTGCGCTGACAGGGAGTGGTGCATCGCATTCTTTGCCGAGGACACCCGTGCGTATGCCGCCACTCTCGTCAGCATGGGGATGGCCGCTTTCGTAAATGTGACCTGTTTTACTTCTCTTGCCATAATCTGCCTCCGTTGTATCAAAGTATGGGTACTGTATATATCACTCTAAACGGCCCGGATAGCAAGCCTTATGCGGCAAATGTACTGTCCAATTCGATCCCGTATTTCCGGGCGATCATTGTGTAGATTTCAGCCCGATCCGCCTGTCGCAGAAAGCCCTCGCTCACCAGCCGGTCCACAAAGGACAGGGCCGTATGATAGCGGATCAGATTCTCCTGCCCGTACACATCAGGCTTGCGGTCTTCCTTTTCCAATGGGATTACCTCCTTTGCGATACTTGTAGTTCCAATACGCACTGCGGCAGCGGTCCGAGCAGAACTTTTTGACCTTGCGGCCCTTCGTCTGAGAGATCACCTTGCCGCAGTACAGGCAGCGTGATGCATTTTTCATGCTGGGATGGCGGCGAATGTAGGACTTGATCGTGTTGATCGATATTTCCAATTCATAGGAGATGGCCGTGGGGCCGTATCCGTCCCGATACATCCGCTCTATTTCCCGGCGTTCGAAATTATCCATCATAGCGGTTTCCTCGCTTTCTATAATCTTCATAGCAGGACCGGCAGCAGAATTTCCGGTGAGCGTTGCCGTAGCAACGGAAGGTTCGACCGCAGTTTTTGCAGACGAGCGTGTAGTACGCCTTTCGCAAAACCTGATCCTGATGGGAATTCCAGTATTCCATCCGGCAGCGGTCCGAGCAGAATTTCTTCTTATGGCCGCTCCGCTGTGTAACGGGTTTTCCGCACTGTGGACAGTTAAGAATAACGCCGTCCTGCGTTTCGTGTGTTGCCGATAAAATAGCGGCTTTCTGTGTAGTGTTCATACGTACCTCCGATAAGGGTCCGGGAGAGCAAGGAACGCTCACCCTCCCGGACGGATGGGTTTAAGCGGTGACGGTCAGGACCTTGATCGCATCCTTGCGAACAAGACAGGAATCGAGCAGTTCAAAGCCCACATAGCCCACCTGATCGGTCATGGCGAAACGCTCCTTCAAAGCTCTCATGGAGATAGGAGAACGGTCGATGATCCAGAAATATCGAAAATCACCGAAGAGGACAGGCTTTGCACCGGCGGCGATATCCGGCATATCGTTGCAGATATGGACGGGCTTACCGAGGATGGTGTCGCTGTTGCCATTCCAGAGATAATTACCGGCATCGTCCTTCAGCTTGTGCAGTGCGAGAGCGGTGCGGTCGTTCATGAGCCACACGGCATGACTGCGGTATTCCGGCTTTACGGAGAAGAACAGGTCGATGCAATCATCGTAGGTGACCGCATTTGTAGAGACCCCTGTTTCGGCTCCTTCAGTTTCGTGGAGAAGGCCGAAGGGCTCGTCCGTTCCGTTACCATTGATGAAGGCCCTGTCCTCCGCACGAGCGAAGGATTTACCCATGCGCTCGAAGATGTACTTGCGGAGATCGAAGTCTGCGTCAAGCGCAAATTCCGTGCTCAGCTTCACCAGACCGTCGATCTTGTGCGTAGCAACTGGGAAACGGGTGAAATCGTTCTGAGCATCGAAACCGGAGATGGCGGCACCCTCCGGCACGAACTCGGCATAATCGCTCGAATCCTTGGCCCAGATCACATCACCGCCGGTATGCTTTTTTAGCTCGGTCGCAAGAGGACGGATTACGCTCTCAGCAAAGATGGCCTTGCGGAAATCGGTCTCATCCGCCGCAGGAGCACAGAACGCACCAGTGGTAGCGGACATGGCATCATGCATTTCTGCCTCCGCATTATGCTTGATTCTCATGGCATTCCAGAAGGTCTTTCCGTATTCCGGAGTGGCCGTGAAAGCACGGATTTCGTTGATCGTTTTCATTCTCATCTTCTCCTTTCGGCTTCATCGTCACAGCGTTTGCATCTGTACAGGCCGTGCGTCATGGCATCCACGGCCATTCCGCAGAGGCGAAGCTGATCGTGGCAGTGCGGACACTCGATGTCATAATCGAGGGTTTCGACAAAGCGGGTCGGGTCACACGTACGAAGGCGGTAGCGTCTGTACAGCTTGCCGTCATTGTCGACAAGGTGCTCCGTCATAAAGAGCGGCTCCGTTTCCGAAAGATGTTCTGCCGTGAGCCACACCTCCTTCGGAATCAGGGATTTGGTGTTTTTGTAGTTAACAAAGGTGTAATTAGTCATCGTTTTTCCTCCATTTGATGAACTTTGGGGTTAATACCCCGTTTGAATTATGGTTTTTGCGTTCGTGACCCCGCGCCGCTGTCCGGCCCGGAAGGCCACAGAGATTCAGACCGCCCTACGGTCATCGGAACACAATCATACGCATCACCGCCTTTCATGTTGTTCACTCCCCACTGGACAAAAACTGCCCACGTGGTCCGCTCTTTTTGAGATGTTTTTTATTTCGTGCAGATAAGCCGTTTCACAGCCACCTGACGAAAACGCTTGTACCATCAGGGTTTTCAACCGCTGGTGACACTCTTTGACGGGTAAATCCGTAACTTTTCTATAGGCTTGTTTTTTTGGCCCTATAGAATAGTTTTTGAAAAGAGCGTCATCGACCGTCACCATTTACCAAAAAGACCTGTGCCGTCAGGCCCATAGAATGGATCGCCTGATGCGATTTCTCCCAGTACCCACTGGAGGAAAACCGTCCAAGTGGTCCGCTTTTTCGGAAAAAAATCTCTTCTCACTTCCCACCGGTCAAAAGGGTGCGTTTTGGTCTACGGTTTTGAGAAAAAAGTTTCCTCATTTCCCACTGCCCACGAACTTTCAAAGTGATCCACATTTTCCGGTGTTTTTTCTCTCCACTACCCACTGGAGGGTTTTACCGGTTTTGAACGAAAGATTTTGAATATTTCCTCCTTCTCTATCCTCTGGAGGCGAGGGAGTCGTTTTGACGAAGCTCGGATCATTTTTCCCTCAGTACCCACTGGAGGGCTTCGCCGGTTTTGAACGAAAGATTTTGAAAATTTCTTCGTTCAGTACCCACTTGACAGAAACCGGTGAAGTGGTCCGCTTTTTCGGAAACTTTTTTCTCCCACTACCCACTGGAGAGAAATGGGCTGTCTGGCCAAAAAGATCTGAAACTTTTTCTCTCCAGTGCCCCCTTGACAGTTCGGGCCTTTTTGAACGAAAGATTTTCATATTTTCTTTCCTCCAATACCCCCTTGACAAAAACCACTGTTTTGACCAAAAGGATTTGAAGTTTTTTCTTCCAGTACCCAACGGACACGAGGGACCGTTTTGAACGAAAGAAAAAGAAAAAAGCCCTCGGAAATTTTCCGAAGGCAGTAGAAAAATTCATATTGTTGTGCTATAATACTGCTATATTGCAGCAGATGATGTGCAAAGGAGATGCAATTATGAGCTTTCAAGCAGAGTTGAAACGGATACGACAGCGTTGCTTTTTGTCACAGCAGGCGTTTGCCAAAGAAATAAACGTGGCATTTTCCACGGTTAATCGCTGGGAGAGCGGGAAGACAAAGCCCAATCTGACTGCCATGAAAAGCATAAAAGAATTCTGTTCCAGAAACGATGTGGATTACGCTTCCCTCGAAGAACTCTGGTTGGATCTGGGATCGGAGGGAAAGCAGCATGGTTAACTGGATACACTTTCCGAAGAATAAACCGCTGGACAAAGTCTCTGCTCAGATTGTCAAAGCTTTTGAAGCAGTCGATGCCACCATTGACTCTTATACGCATCAGCTAAAAAGCGATGAGGTACTTACAGCGGTCCGTCCGGGGCTGGAGGCCCTTGGATTTGATGTCGAGAAAAGTAAGAAAAGCGATGACCTTGTTGCAGTCCCGGTGCTGTATGGTGTAAACGGCAAAATCGAAAAAGCCTTTGAAGCGGACGGTTATCTCTCTACTGCGGGATACGTCATTGAGGTTGAAGCCGGACGAGCCGTTGTCAACTACCAGTTCCTTAAAGATTTCTTTGAGGCGTGCACGATGGTCGGTGTAGATAAACTCTGTATTGCTGTTCGGAACAAGTATCGTGCTTTCAATGATTTCGACCGTGTTTGCAAATTCTTTGAAGCTATGTATGCAAGCAACCGACTCGGCATTCCACTTTCAGGATTGCTGATCATCGGCTATTGATGGAGGTGTCACACGAATGAGACTTGAAGATTTGATGGAGCGCGCCGCGCAATACGATGAGAATCTCGCACGTGATATCAAAGACTATGTTCACGGCCGCAAATATGGCCTCGTATATGAAGCCTCCAAGCCTGAATTTGTTCGGATGTGGAAGAAGCCCGTGGTTCGTGGGGATATTGTAAATATCCTGCCTCCTCGTGGAGTAATGGAGGACACAAAAAACGAGGATGACCCTTCTGAAATCGTTTATAAGGTTATCGCCATATCCGAAGGTGTAGCCACTTTACGTAATGAAAAAACTGGTGAAACCGTTACAGCATCGGTTGATGATATTGTTGCATTAGCCCGCTTTGATAAGCCTATCTATGCAGGGCTGAAAGAAATCGGCCGTGTGGAGCGCGGGGGTGATAAACCATATCACGTCGTCATTAACGGAGAAAACTATCATGCGCTTCAGACCTTGGTATATGCTTATCAGGGGCAGGTGGACTGTATTTATATAGACCCTCCATACAACACCGGCGCAACGGACTGGAAATACAATAACAACTATGTGGGCAAAGACGATAAATACCGTCATTCCAAGTGGCTGACATTTATGGAAGATCGTCTGAGGCTTGCGAAAAAACTGCTCAATCCTAAGGATTCCGTTCTTATTGTAACGATTGATGAAAAAGAATATCTACGACTTGGATTGCTATTGGAGCAGTTGTTTCCTGAAGCCAGAATACAGATGGTTTCAACGCTAACTAATTCTCGCGGAGTTGCACGGGAAAACGGTTTTGCTCGTGTCGATGAGTATATTTATATCGTTCAATTTGGAGATTCTTCTGTTAGTAGACTGCCATTGAGTGATGAGTGGAGGGTAAATATCAAAGAGGATAAGCGAGTAACACATCTTAGATGGTCAATGTTGATTCGTTCTGGCTCACATTTTCTAAGATCAGATAGTGTTAACCAGTTTTATCCCGTTTTCATTAACAATGACGGAAAGAGTATCCACTCCGTTGGCGAGCCTTATTACGGAGATAGCCGGATTTTAAGCCCTGCGC